CTGCATTTTGGGCCCTGATCACTATACCACCGTCAGGAGAAATCTCCGCTGTCTGACCCGAAACATCATACGAATGTAGTCCCAAGTGTGGACCAAACATGATTCCGCCAGAATTAGATCCACCAGAAGCTCCGGTTATAAATCTACCATCAGCCGATCCCCCAGAGAATCCAAAATTGTACCACAAATGCGGGGGTAGTCCTGTTGGATGTAGAAGAGATCTTGTATCTAATCCTACGTTTCTCACGACGGGAACACCAAGATAACATGTAGGCGTAAATGGATCTGGAACAGCGTCACCAATACTTTCGTTATATGGTGCGAGTTCAAACCCATTCAACCCAAACATATCAGTTCTATGAGTCTGCGAGGATGCGTCAGTGTGTGTGAAGAGAACATCATCAGAGTGCGAACCGGAAAAATAAGCGTCTGCGGTTCCGATTGGGTCAATATTTGAACCAACACTAAACCAAGATGCTGGAATAAATTCTGTCATGATGTAATACCAACCGGGATCAATGGTGAATCCACCAGACAATCCATTTGGTCCAGCAGCACTGGAGAAAAGTCCTATCGGTCCGGTTCTTCCGGCTGTAACTTCTCTGATGAAATCACCTGTATAAGAGGCTTCGATGTGAGTACTGTCGTCGGTATTAAAGTCTCCGTCACTCTTAGTCAAAGCTAAAGTGACTCCTGATGTGGCAGCGGTTCCATCGTCCGGTCTAAAGTAAAATGCACAAGTTGATCCTTGAACAAATCCATTCCTATCCAAAGAAGTCAATGTGGATTCGGGTGTACCTGATGGGAAGGAGTTGATCGGCAACATACCAAAGAATCCGTATGTGCCTCTTCTCTTTTTCTGATTTTCTACGGTATTAGCAGTGGCTCCAGTGCCATAACCAGCAATGTACATGACATACTGATCGATGACTGAGTGGTTCGTGAAGTATATTGGTTGCAATTTCATGGTCGGGAAGTACTTCATTCGATTCCAGTAGAAACCGGGAGGTGCATCCAATAGTCTACCCTGACAGACAGCTTCTTCTCCAGTAACGGCACTGGGACCAGTTGAAGCATAGAAATATGTGTTACCTTCAAATCTCTTTAGAGATTCGAAGAAGTTCAAGACCTTTATACCAGCTGTTACACCGTCATCATATCCAGAGCTATTTCCAAGGTATCCGGCCACATTATAAAATCCAGTAGAACCTCTTAAGGCTATTCCTCTTCCAGTATGAATTTCTGATAAGTAAATATTTGGAGACCACCGTGGGAATCTATTTCTTCCCGATGTCAGAGGCCCTTCGCCAACAATATTCTCTACTTTCTTTGTCTCCCAACCACCTACATGTCCAGAACTGGCTTTAACTTGAAGTTGTAGATCTTTCCACTCAGTATCCCTATCCTGATTTGTTCTCTTTACTAGAGCGTAACCAACTAAACCACCAGTGGGAACACCTGCACCGGCTTCTCCTGTACTACCAGTGCTTCCAGTCGAACCGATCGGACCTTGAGATCCGGTAGAACCTTGCGGACCCCGAACATTGCCGACATCAAATGTAGAACCGTTTTGTAGAGTGATGATTAAATTATCACCACTTAAACCACCAGAGGCAATACCGACACCTTGAGGACCAATAACAGACCCCGCGTCAACTGTGGAACCGTCAATTAGTGTAATGATAAGATTATCACCACTGATCCCCGCGCCGGAAATACCATTACCAACTTGAGAGTTCAATTCATTTATGATTTCGTTAGTTTTTGTAAACCAACCATAAAAGGTTTCTGTTATAGCTAAATTTTCTAGAGTAGATCCACCTGGCATTTTAGTTTCCTCTGTTTATTAAGATAGTAAGCATCTGCTTCATTTCACTTAATTCATTTTCAATTGCATTTGTTTTTTCTTCTAATATTTTTATTCTAGTTTGATCTTCACTTTTTCTTTTGTACTCAGATAAAGATTTCATATCGGTGGAAAGAACAGCACCAGAACCTCTGTCTCTGACTACATCTTTTCTACCTTTTATATTTATTATATTTTTCATGCTAGGGCAATGCCTCTCAGATCTTTAACTATTGGATATTTGGTGGTGTCATTTGGAGCTAGATCTGAATATAGGCAGATCTTTATACTAAATTTACCCATTGGTTCTGTTAGATCTTCATCTAAAGAGTATTCAACCTCTTGGAATGACTCAGATGTAGCAGTTGTGTTTGGAGTCAACTGAATGTATGGTTGATTCTCAAACGGAGCGTCTTCACCCGATGGTTGTTGTTTAATAAACACTTGAATATCGGTATTTTGTCGTTTATACTGAGTGAGTAGAACCTTAATGTTTCTAGCTTCAAATCCTGAGGCTAGATTAACCTGTCTGGTTATATACCTAGCTCTTCTAGTTTCTCCCGGAGCCACTGGTGTAGCGATTGGATCTAACTCTCCGTTATACGCTTCACCAGTTTTATCCAAGTCTTTATTGCCCTCAATCTTATTCTCTACGGATATTAGAGACAATCTTGACAAGTCTAAGACTGGTGAAACATCTGGATCTAAACCGTCAACCGTGGCGTTTAGTACAAAGGTATTTTCTTCACCGTTCATATCGATTCTTCTACTAGAGTCTAGTTCGAAGTTTTCATTAGCAACGATCGCAAACTCTTCATCTGTTGCTCTAACATTACTGGGGTTATTTGGTGTCATCCTGACACTTAAGTTAAACTTACTCGTTGGCCAGTTTATGTTTGAAGCATTGAGTTGGAAGAGGTCAAGTTTAATAGAGTCTTCACTGCCTGTCTTTCTCTCCTTGAAAGAAACAGTATTGATACCAGCAGTCTTAAACTTACATTTGTTAATGACAAACATCAAATCAGAGTTTTGATCAGGCGTCCAAGTACTGGCATTCTGAGACTTGAATAGAGAACCTAAGTGGGGTTGTTCCACCACAGGGTTTTCCGTTCCGATTTGATTTTCGCCCATAGTAGCAATGAATACCTCATAGTCATCACTGTTCGAGAGAATGACCATAGAATACTCTTGTGGTAGTAGATAGATTGGTGAACTAAACTTAAATCTGGTTCTTGTTCCGGGACTGTCCGCATCGGGGGTTTCACTTATGTTGACTTCTTCTGGTGTAAGAACAACTTCTGCGAGGGGTAATACGGCTGCAGAGTGTGGGAAACCGTTTCTGGTTGGTCTAATCTGCATGGTTACCGGTAGAGTATCTGACTTCTTCTTAAAGAATACGTCAATACTGTCCACGAACACTCCATTGGCATGTTCAGATGGACTGACCAAGAAGGTCTGTGCAACGGGGTCTCTATTCTGAGGAATAGTCTGCCAGGAAATGTTGGTGTCGGTGATAATTCTCTCTTCGGTGACGCTATTTCTTTGTAGTCTGGGTAGACGAGTGGAGATCGAAACGTCCTCTTGAGTTTGCAGAATGCCTTGTGCGGGATATGTGGTCTCCGCAGAAGTTTGTGCGTTCTTTACATCGTTAGATGGTTCGTCCGTAAGTCGGAACAATCTTTCGCCGGTTCTAAACTGCCCGCCTGGGATTACAAAAGTTAGAGATCTTTCAGAAGTTATGGCACCGTTTTCGTCAGTGATTAGTTCTGATTCTGTGAGTCTCTTTCTTGCACCCGAAGCGTCTAAGAATGTGCAGTGTTCGTCTACGTTGATATTATCAAAGAAGGCATGAACTGGAGTGTTTGGTCTCATGTTTGTTGCAGTCACAGCAATCTTTCTGGTTCTGATGAACGGAACAACACTAACATCAACCACTCTGTTACCAATATTCCTTTCGATACGTTCAGGCACAATTCTGTTTTCAACACCAGTTCTCGTACCAGATCCAATTCTGGAGGTCACGGTTCCGATTTGGTTTCCTTGTCTGAACTGAGCTTCTGTGAACGATCCGGTCCAGTTAACTTCCCAGTCGTTCCATTGAGTTCCGAACGCAACACTTCCGAGTTCTTCCCATGCGTCATTCTCACCCTCAAGGTTAACCAAAACATCTGGTCTCTGTTCGGTGTCCACCCAGTTGTCTGAGGCTGGATCCATCTTAACTTCGCCCAACCAGTTGGTGACGCTGAATGGATTGACGTTGATACTGGTGGTTGCGAGTGGTTGTCTTATGAAAATATCCTCATCGAATGGTAGTGTTATAAAACCGTCTACAGTCTGATTCATACCATTGAGAGTTGCAATATCAAAATCTACGTTTTCGGACACAAACGGAGGCCTTAACTCCTGATTTTGGAAATCTATAGAAACGTTGTAATCTCTGTTTCTAACATTTCCGACACCATGTCCTGAGAACTGATCTACTATTATACCATTCTTAAATCTATTGTTACCGTTCGCATCTTTGATGAACAATGATTCGGTTTCTCTTTCGAGGAGAGAAAGAGTTGTATAGTACTCTAATTGTTCAACCCTTCTCTTGATCTTACCAATGTCATTCATTGTGAATCTTTGGTTTTTAATAGACTTGGAGACGATATCCGAGGTCTTGAATGTATAAGCGGGAATATCGAACCTATAGATTTCCATTGCATCTGCTACATCATCTGGAGACACTGGGAACAGAGAAGGCACTCCCTGAACCACCTTGAATCTTCTGTCTCTTGTGATTGCAAGTTTATCAATTCTTGGTAGGTAGAACGAATAAGAGACGTTGAACGACTGACCAGAGTATGGTATGAATACTTTACTGAAAGTTCCATCCGGTGATTTGATGGGTCTGAAATCAACTACTGATTGTAGTTTTGTGACCTCTCCGGTGTCCGTAGAAACATATTCAGGAATATCATCGTACGTAACTTTTAGTTCACCCGAATCTGGCGGAGGTGTCTCATTTAGATATGAGGAGACTACGATGGGCCCATCGCCCTTGTGTTCAAAATATCTGTATGATACCACTAGGGGACCGACAAGATTTGCTGTTTTATTAACTGTGGAAAGGACATCTGTTGTCGTTCCAAAAGTGGAAAGTCCATTATTCACCACAAAAATCTTTCCAGTGTCATAGAAATTGTCTCTTTGACCAGTGTCTATGGTAAACTTGTTAGTTACATCAGCAGTAGCGCTAATTCCCGTATCGATTATACTGGTAACATTTAGAATGTCAGCTTTAGATAGATTGAAGAAACTATTTCCAGTTTGGTCAACAAGAACATCAGCTGTTCCCAGATTATCAGCAGTTCCAAGTAATACCTTAGTTCTTATCACACTAGAAGTTATATCCGATCCGGGGTTAACATCCAGCATGGCGATTAATCTATATTCGCTTGTAACTGGGAATGTTCCGGTTCCACCGCCGGTGTTCTTGACCAGAGTCAACGATCCCTCGCCGCCAAAATCAGCATTGTTGGTAAACATCTGGAATGCACCAGAATATATGTCCATTATTTTACCATCGTTGTCTAATAGAATGTAGTTGTTGATGTCAGCGCCTTCTATCACTCCGCCACTTGAACCTCCACCCACAAATCTTATCAGTGAAGATCCACTTTTAATCGTGGATGAATTGGTGCCTGGATCTAAGACTATTGGAAATTCCTTCTGAATTCTATAGTCCATAGAATTTATTGTTTTTACAATATCGCCTTGGGGAACTTTAAAGAATAATTTGTTATCTTGAATGTTGAAAACTTTACCGATGTTGGATGGATGTATGTTTGCGATTTTACCAGCGTTAGTTCTCACACTCCCGGCTAAGTTTTCGGAGGTTGCTAGTCCATAGAAAATAGATCTAGCTTCTGATAGGAAGAATTTGACACCCGGTCGTTTGTTGAACATTTCAATATCAAACAGTGATACCTGATGAGCATCATCTGATTGTTCTCTGATTTGTTTAATTCTAGCAGTTCCCATCGTAACTGGAACCTGTTTGGTATATTGATCGGCAGAAGATCCACCAGACCCTAAAGATCCACTAAAGAATGCACCGTTCAATCCATAGTTATTGGTTTGTGTTATTCTTCCTGTGGTGCTTTGCACGAACGTACCAGAACTATTTACAGTGCCCTCGACAATTGGTTTAGCGTTAACTCCAACCTCAAACGTTCCGCCTGTGATAGAATCTGATTCGATCAACAATACGGTGTCAGAAGTGTCAGCAGAGTTCCCTGAATTTCTAGCGGTAAACTCAACTACAGTTCCGGTAGCAAATCCGGACGGGTTGTTTCCGGGAATTCTCTGTGCGACTCTTTCTCCGACCGTATAGAATTTGCCTGGGATGAAGTTACTCTTTGATTCCAAGAGTTGTTCGGCAGTTTCTCCTTCGATGAACTCTCCGAACCCTGTGAAGTTAGCAGTGCTAATATTAAATGGATCGTTGAATTTTACGATAACGGATTCTCTTTGATTGACGGCACTGGTGGACTCGATGCCATCACCACCGTAAGCACAGAAGGCATGGTTACACACACTATTGTACAATCCATAAATGTAACCTAGATCTCTCTGGAATCCTTGGAAGTTGTCACAGATTTGACTTAGTAGTCTCTTCTGGTTTCTATCCCAACTAATTACCGTAGCTTTATTGACAAAGTTAGGATCATTAGTCCATTTGGTAAAGTCAAACGAAGACTGTCCTAGATTGTTGTTGGTGATCTGATATACTTCTTGTCCGTGCTTATAGTCTCTACCGACGATTCCTTCAGACAACAGAGTTTCAACATCTGTTCCTGCTGCCTCCTCCGAGTTACTAAAGTTACTAGCACGGAATCCACCAACACTATTCATCATTTCTAGATAATTACTGTCTAGAATACCACCATCGTCACCCTTAAATCTTACCTCTTGTACAGAAATTTCACTAGTGGCACCATCGGTAATACCATAACTGATTCCACCCGGATCGGCAACGGTATCCAGTAGACCCGCAAATACTAATCCACCCGCACCAGCACCACCTACGGAACCATCCCCACAACTATTTAAGAAGTCGGTTTGAATTACGGAACCACCACCGAAACCTCCGGTGTTGCTGGTAAACCCACAAGTGTTCTGGAAGGTATTACCGGCTAAGGCTTCGACGTATAGAACTGGACCATTTGTGGTATTTACCCAAGCAACAACTTCTCCGAAAGCTGTGCGAGCTGTGCTGGGATCTGCAAACGATCCACCCGGAAGTATGAACGAACCACTAAGTCCGGAAGTGGATGTGCTTCCTGTATATTGTTTCTGTCTAATTATATCCCCAACAGCATAGTTTTGATCAGAAACATATCCATTGACACCCTCGAACTCTCCGTGTTTTACGAAGATTTCTAAAATTTGCTTATTAATGATTGAAGATATACTACTTCCATAGTTAACTGGGGAACAGTTTGCGGTCGCTCCAGATATACCGGCAAAACCTTGCTGAACTACTCCACCATCCGGGTGAATCCCGGAGGTTCCACCACTCTGTATGAATAGTGCGCTGTTCTTTCTGAAGTTTGTGGACTCGGCTGGAACCCAGGCTCTCGCTACGCCCAAGTCGCGGACGTATATTCTTTCCTTTGATGTCTCGCCAACATTACCCACAAAGACCTGTCTGACGTAGGAACAAGTAACACCCTTAGATCCAATAGTGGTCGCCATGTCAGCAAAATTACCTATTGAATTTGGTTGCACCCCATTACCAATTTCATAGTTAGCACCCGATCTATAATCTTCAGAGAAAATAATCTTCTGAATGTTCTTATCTACTTTAGTTCCCGGAGCAAATTGTACAGAACTAGTAAACCCACCCTGATTGTCTATCGTAGTTGGTAGGTAATACGCTGAAGAATCGTTACCCACCAATAGAGATGTTGAGGAAGCTTCAACGGTCGCTCCACTAAAGTTATCAATTACACCAACACTGTCAAATTGATCTTCGTGTTCCGTAGCGAACAATGGAGCAAATAGACGCATATTAACATTGCCTTTAGCATCAGCCTGGAAAGGTATGTTAACTTGAACAAATTTACCCTTAACATCAATCTTAGGCAAAGTCTCTAAACTGAATGGACCGCTAGTCCCCTCTGGAGTGCTACCGAAGTTGTAAGATAAAAATCTATTGTTAGAATATTTTATAGCAGGGTCGTCTAGTGGTAGATCTGGAGTTTCGACAACTATATGATTTCCAACATTAGCTGTAAGGTTAACCCCAATCAGACTGTTGGTGGTTCTTGCTTTGTCTGTTTCCACTATGGTGGTTGACTGGTTCTCGAATTCATAACCATAAACGTAAGCTTTACCCGGACTAACAGATAGAGCTAATTTGTCGGTTGTTCCGCCTCTTTCGGCTTCAAATACACCAGAAGGATCGGGAATGAATGTAACGTTAGTTATAGTACCGGATGCTAGGTCACCACTACCTTGTTCGGATAGGGTTTCGGTCTCCGCGTATCGACCAACATTCATATCCACGGTTATTCTTTGAGCTGTGGCTCCAAAGAATAAAGTTCTGTCTGTGATGTCCAATACCTCTGCTGTAGGACCACTGACACCGCCCGTTGAAGATTGAACTATATCACCAACACTAAACACCGCCGACGAAGAAGTTAAATCAACATCAAGTTGATACTTATCACGCTTAAAGTGTTCGAGTGCTGTAACAGTAAATGGCCTTACAGTGTAGTTACCAGATTCATCAAAAGTTCTTCTTGCTAATGTTTCTTCCAGTTTCGAGTACTCTGTCCTGTCGTATCGTTTGGTTATTACTCCATCTTCAACTCTCAGGGTATCTAAGAAGTCTTCGTCCACAAAATTAGAAGGAGTACTAGATGTAACTATGAACGGTTTAAAGTTTAGAACCGGATCTACTTGATAACGGTCTGCTCCCGGAGCTGAAAAGTTAAACGATCCATTTGATGGGTCTAGTAATGTTGGGTCGTCGATATGATCAACAACTTTCTTGTTGATACTTAAACCAATTCTACTGGTTGGTAGGTTATAAAGTCTAACTCCCTCTGGAGCTGAGGCGTTAAAACCAACATCATTTATGTCAGATCTTTCGATATCTCCGGTAGCGGATAATCTACTCGGGACAGTTGTCTGCGGGGTGACATGAACAAAGAAACCATCTACAAAATAAACGCCAGTATCTATTGAAAATGCCTTTGCGTCACCGGTAACAGCCACAAAATCAGCAGTGGAACTCTTAAGCGTTACAGATATATCTTGGGTGGTGCTAAAAATCTCCTCGCCGAGACCGAATGAATTTGATCCGGTTCCACCACCACTTAAATACTGTAAGAATATAACTGGGAAGTTATCACTTGTGGTCGATCCTCTGGATTGATCTACATCCACAACTCTAGCTCTTAGAGCTGAGTGTTCGCCTGTACCCGTGACTATATCTCCAGATAATAACGTAACGACAGATGGTTCCACGTTAGAGTTAAGTCGTGCAAAAGAAACCGTTTTCTCTGTCATGTAAGAACCAAGAACGGGAGTGCCGTTCTTGAAGACATGGTTACCAAACCTCTCAATTTGTGATTGCAGAGCGGTTTGTAATTGGGTCAGTTCTCTAGCCTGTACGGCAAAACCAGGCTTGAATAAAATCTTCAAATAATTCTTCGACTCGTCGAAGTCGTCGTAATATGGTTCGCCGGATGTTAGTTCAGGGTCATACGATGGCATTCTATTTCTTCTCCCTAGAAGTCAATTACTAGTTTGATCTCTTCCTCTTGATCAGCGCTTCTTTGCACAGGCCTTACATTCTCTATGTATAACACTTCTCCTGTGTATGGTAAAAACTCTGATGGTTCTTTTTCTCGAATCGTGCCGGTGAATCCTCCGAAGTTTATTTGTTCACCCGTTCGGAATGATTTCATTACTTTGGTTACAAATATATCAACTGTGGATCCGTCGGCGCCTCCACCCGTAGTCCCGGTAGCATATTTACCGTTAACCACAATCGCACTTGCTCCTGAAGTCGATCCAGTGATGGCGTTGTCTAATTCTGATCCCGTGATAATAAAGTCAGCGCCGCTGAAAAAAGTTCTTATTTTATCGGTTAGTCTATGTGTTTCGTCTTCGACATATGGTATATCACTAATCTTTGAGATTGTTCCAACACCGTCTGCTGAAGTTATTACAGTTCCGTTTGCATTTGAAATATCTCTAAGTCTGAAAATTTTCTCTCCGTCCACCAAAGTCCCTAGTGAAACTTTAGGAGAAATGAAATCTCCCACGACACCCTGTACTGTAACCTTAGCAGTTTCGCCGAAAGAATCTGTCAAATATCCAGTGACTTTACCAGTTGATCTAGAATCTAACCCCACAACTAAATCGTTAAGTTTAAACGACTGTGCGTTGAAAGAGTTTGATGTCGTTACCGTTCCGATATGACCAGCTGATCCTCCGGTATAAACAACTCCCGTAGTTTCGCCTTTGGTAATTTTTCCAGAGGTTACTCCTATCGGTTCTTCTCCGACAGCAGTGGATTTGAAGGTTCCGTTTTTAACATCGATTGACAATCTACCCAAGGCAAAAGATCCAGTCCATCCAACAACCACGCCTCTTGGTTGATTGGTATTAAATGTGCCCTGACAGACATTTTCTCCGATAGTAAAATCGGAAGATCCAAAGGTGACACCATCCGTCCCATCAGTGTTACTAAAGTTGACCGTTGCAATATTATTTGGGTTTTTTATTTCAATTAATTTTCTCTGGTCGTCCAATGATCCTGCTCTAGTTCCTACGGGAATGCCTGCCGAAAATCCTGAGAATTGCGGGTTTTTCAATATAGAAAAAATTCTGTAATCGTTGACAACATCAAATGCTCCGCCTTCATTCCCCTTCAACAACATTCTAATCATCACCTTATTCGCACCAAGTTCTCTCGGTGCATTAGACCCATGACCACTCATCGGAGAAACAATTGCAGAAGCACTGAAACCAGCACCAGAGGCAGAGTTTCCGGGTGGTGGGAATATATTAACAGTTGGGTTGAAAACTCCTCTTCCGGGGTCCGTTATTTTCAGAGAAGTTATGATTTGAGTATCTGCGGAAAGTCCATTCAGGTCCGTGCCTTCTTCCAAGGATCCGAATACTGGTTCGACAACCACCGTACCTGATTCACCAGCTGGTCCGGTGTCACCGTCAACACTTACATAAGGAACAATTTCTACTGCGGTGGTTAGGAGGTCAGCAGTATCACCTAAGTCTTTTACGGTAAAGGTAACAATAGAATTATTATTTTTATACTCTAAAATTGGTTCATAAAAAGATTTAAACGGCTTACTGATGTCAACGGTTTGTTTGCCTCTTAAAGCCCAACCTTTATAATAATCATCAGTAGCTTGTCTAATGGTCGGATTTAGGATCGAGTCCCCGATTTTTATGACTGTTGTCTCGATCTCGGCCGATGATCCGTCCGGCCGGACTAGAGTATCGGGAAAAGCGGGGTCGGGAAAAGTGCTCCCGAAGACATTATTTACATCATGTGAAAAAAAGAAAGACTCGTTGACATCTCTATCATATAACCATGCGTCATACCAAGGAGCTCCGCCCTGATTTAATTCGATGTGGGAGATTCCGCCCGGTCTAGCATTTTCTTGAGCCTCTCTTTGCAGATACTCAATTGTACCTATTTTTTCAGTGCTTCCCGCTACCGAGACTGGCATGAAATCGTCAGTGAGGAAATCAAAATCCTCCTCTGACAATTGATACATAAATTGCCATACATATCCGTCTGCGTTCGGTGTCTGGAGATGAGTATTTGTGTGAGAGGGTTCGACAGTAGAACCAGCTGGTCCAGCAGCAATACACTTGTAGACTCTGAAATCTGAAGTTAAAACGTAAAATGGATTAGTGGTATACGTGCTGGACTTGAAAATTTCCTCAGTATCATCATACCTAGAGTAAACTTGACCGTTGGTCCAGTCGCATCTTTTGACGACAAGTCTGATATTTTTGCTTGTCATTTTTTTAGCAGCTATTGATTCTGTCCACGCCAACACTTTGTCCTTTGTGTTATCGCAAGCTAGTGGTGGTGTGTTTTCGTTGGGCCACTCTGAAGGTTTTGAAATCATGAGATAGTATGAATTTTTCGAACTAGAAAAATCATCAATGAACGCTTTCGCTGCACTTATATTAAAATTAGTTTGAATAGATGTTGACATCTTCTACTATCTCCGGTTTATTTATGATCCATAACCGCCAGGTATATCGGTATTGTTAATTTGATTTATGCTTCCGTTAACTGAACCGGAAGCTCCGTATTCGGGTGGTGAAGTTAATTTGAATGGTGTTCTGATGAATGACTGTAGTGGAATATCCCCCCAACTAATCCCGGCGGTGATATTACCATGCCATGTATTTGGGTGCGGGTGAACTATCCAAAAATCAGTTCCCCCGGAGGGCCATCCCGGTAAGGTAGCTCCTGTATATGACCCGACTTCTATTAAAGTTGTAACACTCTCGACTACACCACCAAACTGATCCTCTAAAATTTCGCCGGTTGTTTCTAGGAAAGACCCGAACGGAGTATAAGAATCACAACTTTGGGTCAAGACCGGTCCTTTGTTAAAAGTTTCAACAAAAAAGTTTGGCGTCACGGCCTCGGTGGCTGATAGGGAGGTACACGTTGAGATGGTGAACGAATCGGGGCCTGTACCTCCAGTGTAAACTTCACCACCATTGGTAGAACCTATAAATTGACTTAGAACAGGAGCACCGTGGCCACTACCCTTTACTCTAAAAATTCTATTGAAACACTCAGAGGTGTCCGCCAAGTCAGGCATATGAGAGAGTGATGACCCATTTAAGAAATTATCAGTGCTGGTTATGTCTAAGACGGATAAAACAGGTGGAACCCAAGCTACGACGAAGCCTTGTGCTTGTGTGGTTCCCGCTGTACCCTGATAAATGTGATCACCCGTCTTAAAGAAGTTTTCATCGTGAGTAGATCCCTGACCATCGAAAAAAGTTATTGTGGTTAAGAAGCTTTCGGTACTGGTTGAATAAGTATCACCCCCCGAAGTTGAACCTGTGGTCGATGACAAAGACTGTCCATCGTCATGACCAGACCCCTTTACCCTATAGACCCTACCACCTACACAATCGGAAGATATACCGGCAGTAAAAGATGTGCCATAAAGATCTATGTTATCATTATCTGTTAAAATTTTAACACTCAAACTTAATTCATTACTCGTTGAGTCAAATGATTTTCCGGTTACGAGTCCTTGAGCTTGAGTTATACCGCCGGTTCCTTGGTATATGTGATCTCCAACCTTGAAGAAATTCTCAATGGCTCCGACATCACCGAAAAATTTTAATTCTTGTTTAAAATCAGAACCACCAGTATACACCGAACCCTTGGTTACATTTTGCACCTTGTGAAGAGATGATGATGTTTGAAAAGCAATTTCTTGTTCACTTGGTGATGCGGCTCTGAAATTTCTATTCGATGTGTTAGATATTAATACTTTAAATCGACCAAAGTTTTGACTCCAACTGTTCTCATAAACGACACCAAAAAGTCGATTGTTTCCGTTCTCATCAAGTTGCGTTACAATGTCACCCCGTTCAAAGGGAGCTAGTTCATGTTGATCTCTGTTTTGAGCAGACAACCTATTAAAATATTGTACCTCTTGAACTTTTCTAGGCCACTTTCCCAGCCTCGCAAAAAATTCTTGAGTTGCACCAATGCCGCCAAATTTATTTAGATCTTGATTATCAGAACCCAGTGATAACCCAGTTCCGAATGATGTTCTTGGGGTCAGATTATCCTCTTGATTTGACGGGAATTCTAGAGTATAACCCGTAGCTCCATCATATCCATATGGAAAATAATCATAATATAAATCGGGATAACTGCCGGAACCTATGAATCCAGAACACACTCCCCTTAGATCAATGCTAGAGTCTAGAACACCAAATTGTCCATTGTTACTGGCATTAAATGCCCCGTCTGATACTGTGGCTATGGTGTAAGGTAAATAATTTGCGAAGAATGGGGAGGCTAACTCCTCACTTCTAAATCCAACAAAATCTGCCGAAGGTCCAAACCCCGTCCTGTAGACAAAATAGTCACCTAACACTTTTTTACCGGCTGGGTGTACTAAGTCCTTGAGAACATCTTTATATTCTGATAAAGAAGCTTCTGTTCTAATCACATACGAGTGCATTTGATATCTGAAACTATCCTGTAAAAATTCCGTGGAGGATAATTTACCATCGTTGTTTAGAAAAACTCCAGGCTTAGTGAAAATATATCCGTAAGTTATATCTGGTAAAGAGGCACCCGTGCCGGTATCGGTAGTCACCGAAGCAGTGTGTTGACCAGATGAAAGATAGTTTATTCCGGGTTGGTCAATTCTAACTTTTCTGATAGCTCCAGATTTATTTACAGCTTCTACACTACCTTTGAACTGGGATCCACCAACACCCGTTATGGTAACTGGATCGTCCACAGTGTAGAAAGATCCGGTTGGGTTCGTTATTGGTACATCGATCACCATACTGAAAAGTGATTCACTACCATTTGGCAATTTAATTATAGACTTATCGGTTAATGTTAAGTTTGAAATTTCTACAAGTTCTAATTCTAAAACAGATTGTCCTGACATTACAAACTGATGAATTTCATCAACAACTGCTGTGCCTATGGATTTACCGCTCTCTAAAAATTCTACTCTCTGTCCTCGTATTTTTGCGTTTTCTATTGGATTTGAGTCTGTGCATCTGACAACTGTGGGAGCGTACCAAAATCCACCTGATGTTTTAAAAATATCTTCGGCCGGTCTATATGTTTCAACGTAAACATCAAACAGAAGTCTAATTAAAAATTCTATGGAACTTTCGGTTCCCTTTGCTAGATAAAAAGACCTTATCCTTTTAAGAATCTTTTTTATGTCTAGCTCATCGCCCTTGACAGACTTGAAGTTCTCTGGGAACTTGCTCATGGTGTGTGTTTTAAAATACTTGACAAACTCATCAGATGTTTTGTCTATGTCAACAACACCATTCAAACTAAGGGGAGCAAAAAAAGAATTTTCCTTTGACTCCAAGAATTCATAGTAGGTTTCTACAAATTTAACAAAGGTTGGGTGATCCTGCCGCACAAAATCTGGTAAGGTTTCACTTACCGTTGTTGATATTATGTTTCTTTCTTGTCGATTTTGTGGTAGAGCCATTTTTTATCTCACTGCTTAATTGGTTCGTCACTCGAAAGACTCATATTTATCTTAACAGAGTCGGTGGTGTTTTCATCTATTAGGAGTATTTGATTTCTTTCAACCTCAACGTCATTAGTTCTTGGACACGCATACAGTCTAAGTTGAATGTCGTTTACAATTGAAGTTATGTTCAGTTGTTTTATGACAACAAGACCAGTGTCGTAATTTACGGTTCCCGTGTTTGACTTCGATATGATTTTCTTACCGGCCTCATCTATGTGATAAATTCTAAGAGTGCCATTCCCATCGTCTTCGATGTAGGACTCTTTTGTTTGATAAATGAATTTATTACTGTAAACACTTTCAGAATCCTTCTTCAAAATCGGGTCGGCGAATAGAGTGGTGTAGTCCTTGGGAATACCTAAACTCTCTCTTACCTCTATTCTTTTTTCCATAAGTAAAGATAGAAAAGCAGAGACAATAGAGCCTTCGCACTCAACAACATCTCTAATGACAGTCGATCCCCTAAAATTGGATCCGAACTCTTCGAGTTGTAAGTCTGTGTAGTCTTGTATTTTCTGTCTGACTACTTGTTTTACGTCGTCCGTGCTTCTTATAGTAAAGGCTTGATTGTGAAGAACATCGAGGACAATATTTAGATACGTGTAGTCCACATTCACAAATTCTGGAATTATACTTACTATATTTTTCTTTTTGATTATATCTTTTATTATAGAATTTTTAGATGAGTTGGATAATGGAATAGAGTTTTTTGTATTTGCAACAATGAACACTTTACCAAACTGAGGGGGATTTTCATCTTCCCCACCGTAAACCAATACAGACTTAAGTAAAGGAAATCTTTTTAGGATTTCTGTTTTGTAATCTTCGGCTGTGACTAGTCTATTTTGAGCTTGAAAATTTCTAGGTCCATGCTTTTTAGAAAATTCAACGGTCTCTTTTTCCGCGCCGCCGAATGATTTTGTCTTAACTACAACTTCATATTTTTCTGAATTGACAGGTCCACTAATTGAGAATGATCTATTTCCGCTTGCATCAGATACACCAATATTGTTAGAATTTTTCCCGGCAGATTTTACATATTCTACAGTTATAACATCCCCGACGTTAGGCTTTTTACCTATTACGTCATCACCAAACTCAATTTCAAATCTTCCCCCAATTCCTCTTTGAACAAAGAAAACTTCACTGTTTCCGTCTATATTTAAAATACTATCTGATCTTTTCCATTCGTTTGTTATGGTGTTATTCTCTGTTTCGGAGTCTTTAACGTAAACTCTTAAAAATCTTATATCAATATTATCTTCTGGGATTTGAAACCGAGTTGTGTCCAAATTATCAAAGACAAAATCGGTTTCGTTAAACTCTCCCTCAAATATTGAAAGGTCACTGATTTTCCATTCCGTAACTAAACCGTTGTCATTAAATTTACAAGGAACAAATTCGTTAGCGTCTCGATTAAAGAAAACAAATGTCGAACCATCTATAGTGGCACTAAATGATCTCTGTTCAGAAAGAATTCCATTGTCATCTGGTGAAGAACCATCATTGTCTCTGTAGAAAATATCAACTACAGCCTCCGATGAAATTCTAGTCTCAGGAATGTAATTGAGGAGTTTAAGAATTGAGTAAATTGAGTCCTCTTTTACCGCACTGTCAATAAATGACTCGCTTATAACCATGTTGTTATAGAACGCTTGGTAATGTGTGTTGTAGGATAGAACATCAAGGAGAATGTTCAGACCAGAACCCTCAAAATTATATTCGCTGAAAGTGTCCTGTGACTGTAGATAATTTCTTAGATTCGTTTTAATGTCATCGAAGTCTAAACTATTAATTGGTAGTGATGTGTTTTTACTTGTCATTATCTCAATCTCTTAATTGTTACGGGTATTGTTTCTATTGGCCCGGTTGTATTGTTAACAAAACCAATTTTAACAAGAATGTTTATTTCATTTTTATCGAAGTATGATTCTGCTTTTACCTCTTTAACAAAAACTCTTGGTTCATACCTTTCTACAGTCTTTTTAATTCTTTCCTCTAGGTCAGAACTAGTGAAGATTGTAAAATTTTCAAAAAGTTGATCTTTTGTATCTGTACTTATTTCCGGATGAAATGGTTTATCACCATCGTTTAGGAGTATTAGATTCCTGACAGATCTTTTTAAAGCTTCAATTCCTGTTTTTTTGGAGACATCTCCGGTTACCGGATGTCTTGAAAAGTTTAAATCTAAATCAACTGCGTCTTTTATTTTTGTCATTTATCTACCCCGTCCTATTTATACTAATCTAAGAGACCACCGAAGGTTGGAAACTCTGGTAAAGTTGCAGGATTAGCAATAGCAGCTACAAGTTTACATGGGTCACACAGAGCCAATACATCCTGAATGAATTTGAATATCTCTGAGATTGCTCCAGTTATCACTGCCTGAATAGCGGCGATCATCGAAACTACTTTTGCGATACCGGATGTCACGGTAGCGGTAGCAATCGTTATTTGCTCTCTAGCTCTTGCCATGTGTATTTCCAAACCAGTAGTCAAATCGATGTCGCCGACAACTTTACCCAAACAGTTTAGAATTCTCATAATGCAATTTCCAAGAAATCCTTGAACCAAACCAGCTAAGTCGAAAAACCCATACGCAAATGCGCCCAGTTGTGTGAAAAACATAGAGAAAGCACCCAGTAGTTGCCTAGCGGCCGCTAGTGGGTCTATGAAATCGAAACCACATATCTCAGACTTTGGTAGAGTGAAACCGCAAACCGGAATTCCGGGGAATGGTGGGATGTTTATGTCACCGGGAAAATCACAAAAGGAGCAACCAATATTAATCCTACAGAATGGATCAGTCACAAGACCCGAAGCAGCTATTGGGTTTACCCAATCAATACCGAAGGGGGGTATTATATCAAGTATGGGTCCACACTGATCTCCATCTCTTTCTGGTTCTGGTTGACCTGGCAATCTGATACCACTTGGAACTTTCGCCTTTTCTCTGACTTTGCTGTCTAACTCTTCTTTCCTTTTGGTTATTTCGTTTGAAACTTTTACTAGATTTTCTTCCAACTCATCGAAAGCAAAACCAATATTGGTATTCAACTCATCAGCTGCTTGCTCTGGGAAAAATATACCAGGCTGAACTTTACCAAATCTTCGACTAACATCTTTAACCACATTTGAAATGTTTCTTACGGCGTCAGTTGGGCTTACAATTGCGGTGGTAGTTGATGGACCAACCAAAGCTTGTTCATCAGTGATCGTAGATATGGCCTCTACACCACATCCCAAGTCGATCGATTTGTCTGGTCTTTCTAGTTTTTCAGAATTACATTTGTTACAAGACATAAATTTCTCCGATCAATTTAATTTGATCATTCCCCGGTACTCTTGGTTTGGTGCTTTCATCGAAAAACTACTACCGAGGGTGCAGTTCATTGAACCACCTTGCATGATAGAGTCTGTATAAGTTATGTTTAATCCGGTTCCAGATAAGGTTGCGTTGGTGTATGACACGGCGAGTTTTTCACCTCGCATGAGAGTACTCGGTGAAAAAAGTTTAAATCCGGTGTCTGCAAGTAAGAAGTAGTTTTTAGCTTTCATACCTAACAGACCGTTGGTGCCGAGATGCAAGAGTGCATTTGCGAGAATGGTCGTAGTATGTGAGTTGACTAGGAAAGGCGCTCCGGGACCGCACGCGATCCTACACCCCCTAGTTGCGGCGACACTAAAACCACCAAGTCCCGTCTTTATATCCACACTTCCTTTAGATGAGTCTATTCCTATCTTGGTTCCTGCGGTTTGCTGAATAAATCCTGTCGAGTTTATATTTACATTTCCACTCTTACTTCCGGGGACACCGATATTACCCAATGCGTGTCCGTGTGCATCGATTGAAATGTTACCACCACTTGTTCTGAGTGTAATTGACTTATTCGAGGATATCTGATATTCGCCGTCCAAGTTTTGCCAACACTTACCCTTGGTGTGGTCGATTCTATTGTACTGTTCTGTAGTGCTATCCCCGGCACATTTTTCCGCTTTACTTCCTTCCGTGGTTATGGTTCTATCGCCATTCACATGGGTGTGGTAGTTACCACCTATGACCTCACGGACAGACCCGTTGATCTGTCTTTCAACATTACCGTTTACCTTCTCAAACACATCACCTTCGATGTTTATGAATAGGTTACCACTGTCAAAAGTCCCACCCTCTGGTTTAGTTTTTTTGATGTTTATGTACTTATCACCCAAAACAAATTCATAATTATCTCTGACTACCTTTGTAACCTTAGTCCCGAAAGGATAAATTTCTTCAAACGTACCGGACGAGTGGTATGTATGCAACCTCTCTGACTGAGGGGTGTCATCAACTTCAAAAATGTGGCCAGACTCAGATACTTTGACATGATTAAAAGGATATTTGGAATTAAATTTAGTGGGTGGTTCTGAATAATGACCATGATCATTCGCTACTGCAACGTTCAAAACTCTTTCGTCTAGTTTTTTCTGGACCACCGTATCTTTTACGCACTCTTCACAAACACCTTCTCCTGAAACTAAACCGTCTTCTCCTTCTATCGGATACCTATAACGAGCAAGTCTCGAAGTATCCGACTCGTTTAAACCATGTCTATCAGTATCTTTCGGATAGTTCTCCAGTGGAGATTGTAACCCTGCGTTTGCGGGGTTAGAAGTATCAGGTGCATCCTCCGGGATGCCTGGAAGAGTCCCGATCATGATTGGTTGTTGTTTATTTTCACCATCTCTCCAGAAACCAACAACATGAGTTCCCTCAACCGGACCAACCGGAGATTCCCCCACACCACTAATCGAAGCAGATGTCAAAGGCATAATTGGGGTAGCCCAAGGTAAATCGTTTGTAGGAATTTCTTGGTTGTTTTTGGTGTGTATACCAAAAACACGGACTCTACACCTACCCATCATCAGCGGATCCTGTCTATCCTCAACTACTCCTGTCCACATATCCATCATGATTGTAATCCATCCTTTACCAAAGTCATAGTAGTGGTGTTTCTTGCCGGGTTAGATCCATCTTCATCCGATATGTTAAACTTATGAACAAGTTTGGTTATGAGATATTTACCACCCAAATCCTGACCCATCTCATCTATCACTAAAGCGGCGTCATCTTTTTCATAAGCTCCATACGTTGTAAACATAACAGTTTCGCCAACATTTCTGGACGTATCTCCATATAGTGTTATGTCCATTTTTATATAATCTTTAGTGTTTGATTGAGACAGTTTATCTTGAAACCATGTCTCAGTTTTATTTACACCCAAGTTGGTCTCAGATTTTCTAAAAAGATTTTTATGATCACTGTTCATTTTTACAAAAGACTCTCCGGACTTTAGAAAAAGGGTGTCAAAATTTTCTTGAGCTTTATTATCTTCAATCATAAGGCCCACATTTATTTTTTCATTTGCCACGGTTTCGTTGTCATACTCGAATGTGTGTTCTGTAAATTTTTTCCTAACAACATCATGCGACAAAAGTTTGGACGAAAAGGTTCCTTTTGAAATTTGTTCAAGTCCTGATACACCCCTTACGACACACCTCAGTGGAACTCTTCTGGATAGAGCTCTTTTAGAGAACTCGTCTGTGTTTACATCGTAAGGCATAATAGCATAACCAGATTTTAGATTATCTTTAAATCCTATGGTTGGATTTTTTCTCAACATGGTTCTAAACGATGTATAGTTTAATTTTCTATTAAGGTCTTCGTCGAAAGTTTGAAAGAAATAGAAACACTTAGAGTCTTGATTTTCAGCGGAAACCGAACCTCCCCTTAACCAAGATATAGCTTTGATTGGACTCCATCTAGGAATCACGCACTGAAAACTATCCTTTGTATCTTCGAACGTCCCAATTTGATTAGTATTTTGAACACTGTCTTTTAGTAAAAAATCTTCAGTAATTAATTTTACAATTTCTGACCTAGTTTTATTCTTATATGATTTTGATATCTTCTTCGTAAACTCATTAAGAACCTCAGTAGAGGCAAATGAAACTTTGTATGTATCTACCTTGGGGTCTGTAATCTCTTTTTTGATCATGTCTGTGATATAAAATAAACCGCCTATCATTCTAGGTTCAGATATTGATGTTTTGTCGCCTAAAGTCTGTATACTTTCGACGGACGATACTCCCACCAACAAGAAATCTTGCATGGTGAAATTAACACCTTGTGCGACCAATTCGCCCTTTAAAACAGAAAATTCCAATGAACCTGTAAGAAATGGAGAGTCTAAACTTTCGACCAACTCTAGATTAGTAAAGTATGGCACAAGATTGAATCTACTTTCCTTTGCAGACGCACTTATAAAATCTAAACTATCTATTTGATACTCATCTATTGGCAAGCTTAGATCGGGTTCCCAAGTCATAATTAATCCCTCAACGTAAATTTAAGTTCGGATGTGAGTTGTCCTAATAATTCAGGTCTTAATATTTTTACATAACGATTTCTGTCATTGAGTTCTTCTTCTGATTCCTCTACGGTTACAACCCTGATACCTTGATTTAGTATCTCAGCGCCAGATGAGAGTTGACCGTTTGCATCCAAAGATGTATTTGTGTCGGTATATTTCTGTATCAAAGTTGAGTTACCACTAAAACGATATAGTGGACTATATTCTCTACCCGTAACGGTGTCTTTAAATTTAGATAATGAAAAACTTACATCTTGTATTTTCCTTCTCAGAAAACCTGTTTTTGTTGAGTCGGTGGTGCTTCTCACAATAAAGTCACTGTCCGTAGAATATGAATCGGTGACATTATCTCCAATTATGTCTTTTATTTTCATGTGACCGGATGTTAGATCATAATCATAGATTGTCCCGGAATACTGAAAAATAACTTCTCCACTAGCACTGACGACTTCGATGGTGTCCCCCACCTTAAAATTAACTGATTCCGATTTTGTGTTCATTCCATCATTGACAGAACTCACAAAGAGAGAGACTCCCGGATAATCTTTAGCAATCCTATCTCTTAGTTGTTGATACTCTAGTGGCCATTCGTAAAACGGGTTATGAATTTTAGCAGAAAGTAAAACAACCCAATAGTATTTGGGACTTCCGTATGCTAACTCTGCAATTTTCTCTGGGGTTTGTCCGTCAGTCACAAAAATACTTTGAACATTCCTATCGTTGTTTATGAGTGTTTCTGACAGACCGACTCTACGAAGAATATCAACTGCTTTTTTAGTTTCAGTCTTAGATATTTTGTATTGTATCTCGGGAAAATAAGAAAAGTAATTTTTCATTAGATCAAGATCCTTCCGATTCGTCGTCTACTATGTTTAAAAGTTCCAGAAGCTCCATTCCGGCTAAGTTGTCTGTTGGTCCTGCATTTTTTGCTATATCAGAAGAATTCAATCCTTCAATGTCTCTTAAGGACTCCCTGTTGAGCGGGAATATTTCCGACATGCTTAAATCGATGGACATCATGGTTGGTTGACCATCAGTAAGATATGAAGGTGCTCCAGCTCTATGGTAATTTACGTTTAGAGCTGTTATGAAACAGGGTGCCGTTTTAAATATTTTATTAGATTCGACCCCACGAAAGTTAAAATCAACGGTAAATTTCATTGGGTTACGATAAAGAGGTCTAAAGAGAAGATCATCACTGAATCCCGAGGATGATTGAGTTCTAGCTCCCCTTGTGGCCGCAAGACTAACATCTGTGGTCGGTTGCATCCCCAGTTTAAATAGATTTACAATGTTGTTAATGGAAGCTGATTCCTCTTTGTTGCTTGGTGCAAGATCGAAACTGAAGTTGAATGATCGGTTTCCGGGTCTACTGATAACCATTTCACTGAATTTGTTAAATGAGAAACCAAATTTTCTTTTAGCTGGAGTAAGGAGTCCAACCGAGTCCGCGAGTCTACCCCCAGCCGTAAGAACTGAATCACTTAGAGATGTAAATGCTTCACCTATACCTTGATCTGCACTCAACTTACCAGCAGCTTCTGATAGACCAGCCAATATCGTACCAAAAATACCAACCTCTAGATTATCAAAATTAATGTTGTAGGAATTATTTAATGCCACTGGAACCGGTAAAAATACCTCATAGAGTGCTGGATCATTTTTATAATTAGCGTCAGGTTTAAAGGCCTTGATTCGAATAACCACAGGTATATCAAGACCAGATGGCGTTGCACCTCCGGATTCTACTATAGATTTTAAAGTACTTGGGAAGTAAATTGATTGAGCTCTAGGCATTGTTGTCTCCGTCTTCTACGGTTCATAGATATATAGGAGAGAAATATGTCCTACAAAGGCAAGTACCAACCGATAAATCCCGAAAAATACATTGGGAATCCTACCAAGTGTATTTATCGATCTCTGTGGGAACGAAAATTTATGAGTTGGTGTGATAAATCAAAATCTGTCATACGATGGGGGTCCGAAGAAGTTATTGTTCCCTATGTTTCACCCGTTGACCGAAGGCGACATAGGTACTACCCAGATTTTATTATTGAAACTCTCGACAGAAATGGTAAGATCACTACCAGTTTGATTGAGATCAAACCAAAGAAACAGTGTTCGGCACCTAAAAGGCCGGCGAGAAAAACAAAATCATATATTTACGAGTCTCGAATGTGGGCCGTAAACCAAGCAAAGTGGTCTTCTGCTAAAGAATACGCCAGGACGAGAGGTTGGGACTTTAGGGTCATAACTGAAAAAGATCTGTACGGGAGAGACTCTGATGACTAATGCGATGGAGTATTATGAAAAATTTAAACAGGAAAATAAACTAAAAACGAACTCCTATACTACTCTTGTATCTCTTAAAAATGAATACTTAAAAAAGTATAGAACTAAACGTGCGACGGTACAGTCATACAAAAATTACTCGTCGGAAATATTTAAAAGAAATGCAGTCAAACCCACCTTTTTATCACATGGTAGATTGTGGTCGTTCAACTACTACCCCATCGGAATATCTACTCTTCCGAACTTCGATGCTAGTCCCTTAATTCTGACTTTAGATGTTCCCAACAAAGAATCTTTCATGGGAATAAACCTGCACCTGTTACCACCAACTCTAAGAATTTACGCTTTCTACTCCTTATTTCCTCTATTGAATAATAGAAACTTTAAAGACAAAAATACCAGATTTAGATTGTTTTATGAACAACTAAGGGGACAAGAAAGATATGTTAGATTTTTGCCTTGTATAAGAGAGTACAAAACTATTAGGATTCGATCTGATATTCATCAAATAGACCCTAAATATTGGGACGCAGCTTTATTCAATCCAACATCAAGATTTTTCAGAACGAATATTGTTAACGTTTGGGCACAAACAGTTCAAGAGATTCGAAAGAAAATATCTGAACGAAACGAGACACTATAATGCAAACAAATGAACAAGTAAACGAGACAGGATTTGGAAATCCGTCGATAGATTCAATTAAAAGCAGGATCTCGCAAGGTGAGGGTTTACTCAAACCATACAACTATATGGTAAATATTCCACACCTCTCTCCCGAGGGCAATCGAGAGTTGAACGATATAATTCAAGAAACTACGTTACCATCGAAGACACACGCAACACAACCCGTATATTATGGTGGACCTCTCAAGCAAATTCCATACATCACCACATATCCAGGCACTATAACTATGACCTTAATATGCACATCCAAATCAAAGGTGAGAGACGAACTTTATAAGTGGTTGGATAGTGTAGTTTTGGCAAAAGAGGGACTAGTTAATTATGAAGATAACTACATCGACGAACAGATGACAATGGAAATTACAAAGCCAGAGTCAAGTGGCACCTCAGAAGCTATAAAATATACTTTATTTAAAGTGTTTCCAGACTCGATCAATGAAATAACATTATCCCAGAATTCTCAAAATGATTATGTCAGAATCACAGTCGTATTTGTTTATAGGAAGTGGATAAAAGGCAAAGGTATTGATCAGGTATTAGAGGAACAGAGACAAAGACTAAACACAACAGGACCAAGGAACGCCGACGAAGCCAGTTTAGATGATAACCCAGTAACGGTGGGCAGATCATCTGGTCTCAATGCTTTTCCGGGGTTTTAATTGATTAAAATGGAGATATCATGAGTTTACCAAAGATCGCAGTTAAAAACTTTACTATAACCCTTCCAATTTCTAAGAAGCGAGTCACATACAGACCCTTCTTAGTCAAGGAACAAAAGATTCTACTTTCGGCAATTGAAGAGTCGAAGTTGATGAACAGGAATGAAGGAGAATCGCATCTCCTATCCAACTTTAAAAATGTCATATCGAATTGTATTGTGTCCAGTAAGTTCAATCTCGACGACTTGAGCCTGGTAGACTTCAACTACCTATTCCTTCAAGTCCGAATCGCTTCCTCTGGTGAATCGATCGATCTTCTCTACACATGTTCTTGTGGAACACCAAAGGAGGTCAAAGTAAATCTAGACGATATAAAGGTGAAGACTAAAGGTGACCTTGAGAAGAAGATAGAAATTGGATCTGACATCGGTGTCATCATGGGACTCCCCAAACTCCGTGTTTCCAGTTACATGTTCGAAGGCACTACAGATGTAGACAAAATCCTCAAGGTTGTGGCCAGTTCCATCAAGCAAATTTACGATTCGCAGGATGTCTACGACGCTGACTCACACACCGTCGATGAGATCATGGAGTTTGTTGAGAACATGCCAACCGAATCACTCGAACAGATAAAAGAGTTCTTTGAGGATCTACCACACATCGAATACAAGAAAGACATCGACTGTCCAAATGGAAACGAAGAACTTTATGTACGGGAGATAGAAGATTTTTTTCAATGATGCTCTGTAATGAGTCGTTACAGAGTTACTACCAGAACAATTTTGGATTGATGAAACATCACAATTGGAGTTTGACTGACTTAGAAGAGATGTTACCTTGGGAAAGAGATATATACTTATTGTTAACTGAGCAATGGGTAGAGAAAGAAAATGAAAGAATAGAACAACAGAACCGGAGTTAAACATGGCAGACAGGCCACTGGGTGAAGTAATAGAAGAACTCACCGAAACAATCAAACGACTAGAGTCGAAACAAGCGAAAGCAAAGCCAGGTAAAACTTTCGGTGATGTCATGTCCGGTGTCAATGTTGAAACATTTTTCCCATCAATTCTATCCCCAATCGGCCGAGGTGGTCAGAATGTCGCAAATCTTATACAAGGAACCATCAATCAATTCAGAGGACGAAGACTGTCATCTGCGAGGTCGCAACTGGAAGAACTACAGTCTCAGATGGGTTCCGAGGAGTCTGAATCGGAATCAGCATCCGAACCCGTTTCACCAACATCCCAGTCTAGTTCCTTTGAACCCATCTCACCAATCTTAGAAAATATAGAACACATTGTTCATGATTCTTACAATTGTCTCCTAGACATCAAAAAGATTCTAGGTGATGGGTTGAAACTCGACACGAAGGAAAACAAAGAAAATAAGGTAAAAGAACGAGCAGACGAAAGGAAAGATTCAAAAGAATCAAGAATTAAACTCGAAAAGAGTCGTGAAGCTTCACGCGGAGGATTTGCATCTTCTATGAAAAATATGGGAATTGCGAGTTTGGGTGCAGCTGCGGAAGTCACCGGTGGAGGTGGTATGGGCGGTATGGTTACGAGTATACTTGGAACTCTGTCGATGTCTGCTATACTCCCCATCATCACTACGATTGGTGGAGCTATTTTGACAGCATTGGGGGCGATTATATCCACAGTGGGATTACCTGTTATTCTCGGTATACTGGGTATCGCCGGGTTGATTACCGCAATAATTGTTTTCAAAGATGAAATCCTCGGCGTCCTCAAGTACATCGGCGATATAGCGAGACAAATCTTTGGATGGTTGATCAAAGATGAAGAAGCACCTCCAGTAGTTAAATCACTCCAACAATTTGTACAAGACACTGCTGAGGCCGGGGGAAGGGCAATGATGCTCGGCCTCGATCAGGGAATCTTCGGCCCAGTCAACGCCGAATCCCTTATCACTGGACCCCGAGGTTCCCGACGAGAACAGTTGGTAATGGATGAGTCCTCTCGCCTTGAACGTGCATCTGGTGGCGCACCAAATGAAATTCAGAACGCATCAAGCGAACAAGAAAAATTCAGAATATTGTTGAATCAGTTCGAGAAGGCGATGCCGATCGTCGGCGGTCGGGGAACTGCAATCGATGAAATCAAGGATTTACCCCTTCCCGAACGCCGGGAAGCTTTCCGTTTAATGCGAGAGGAAGACTTCCGAACATTTAGGAACATAGCAATTGAAGACGAGACTTTAAGACCACTTCTGTCACAGGTTGGGTCACTTAGAGAATTAGAACAGAAAGCTGGCAAAACCAAGACTTCGCCCAGTGACTCCAACGTATCTCCTCCGGCTAAACCCACCAACCGTCCTCCCGCAACCATCGAACCTCCAGCTGGTAATAACTCACCGGCCGGCGGAAGCGATAACACTGCAAACTCCGATGTAGCTTCTGCTAGTGGTAAACCGAATATATTTCAGACTATAAACAATATAGAAAATATATTCCAGTCGAGTCCGTTACTACAGGGCACACAATTAGTATAAAAAAACCGGGTCCGAAGACCCGGCTTCCCACTTCTCAAACGAAGATCGTCATCATTCGTCGTTCGCTAGTTTCTGGAAGTAGGACATGGCGTCGTCCTCTTCATCAGGCTGAACAGTTGAAGCAGTAGTATCCTCCGCCTTCTCATAGTTATCAGAAGACGTTTCGATCTTGGTGGACTCCGCAGTGTTGTACGGAGTAGAACCACTAAGAACGGTATCTAGACGAGACTTGAGTTCATCGTAGGTCTTGAAGTTCGAAGCATCAGTAAACTCGGTGAGCTTGTGCTGCGAGTTCCAAAGAGCTTCAAGTCGTTCATCGTCACCATCGTGCATAGCAGACGGATGTTCAAATTCTGACTTGTCGTAGTTGGTATAACCATCTACCTTACGAATCTTGATACGGAAGTTCGCACCATTCCAAAGATCGAATGGGTTGACAGCTTCCTCATCCTGAAACTCAGGATTCATCGCTTCATTAATCTTGTCGAAGATCTTCTTTCCATACTTGTAGAGGAAAACCTTGCCTTCATTCTCTGGGTTGGAGGGATCACTAACCACAAAGATGTTGGAGATGTATTGAAGCTTTCGCTTGCGTTCGCGAGCGATATCCTTGTCCGATTCGACACCACTATTCCAGAGACGACTATTCATCTCTGAGACTGGATCTTTCTCCCCGAGGGTGGTACGAGAGTTCTCGATAAACCAACCACCCGGGCCCTGAAAGGCATGAGAGAAGAGACGCGCCCAAGGCACATCTTCGCCATCAGACGGAGGAAGGAAACGGATGACTGCGTAACCGTTGCCCGACTTGTCGGTCGCAGGTCGCCAAAAACGGTCATCCTTGTAAGAGTCCTTATTGCCGTTCATCTTCTCAAGTTCACTTGAGAGTCGTTCCATACTTGAACGGGACTTGTTTTTCATATCACTAAATGCCATGTGTATTCTCCTTGTTTCGTGTAAGGTGTTTCGTGTGAGTAAGTATTATACTATGTATTCGTTGTGTTGTCAAGTGAAAAAACAGATTAAATTGGAAGACTGGTCTTCTTGGGTAACATGTTCTGATTCATCGCTTCAACTTCTAACTTCTCTACAATGGGCTTTGAAACAAACTTACTGATTGCTTCTGGTTCGAGTTGGAGTTCTTCGCAAACATCCAGAACGGCCATCATATAGTCTTGCCCGTTCTTCTTTGCTTTGTCCTCGACCATCTTCGAGAAACTGTTTTGGTTTAATTCAAAAATCAATATTCTAACCTTTCGATTCCTTCGGGGGTTGTAAAATAAATCTTGTCAAACATCATTTTACACCAAGGCATACACAGTCGGCAAGGTCTAGCGATCCTCATATCACCAAATCGATTGAACCTCACATTGACGAGTGTGAGTCCTCCTCGTTGTTTACAACGAAGAAGGGCATCGAGTTCTGAATGAACCTCATCATATCTGTACCCAATTTCCTTTGCTTTTGGGTGCGTCTTGAAGTGGTTCGTGCCAACTGAAATCACGTTGTTCTTATGTATAATGAGCGAACAGTGTTTCTTTTTTCTATCTATACCCATCGAGATGGGTTTTGCGATATCTATAAATTTTTCTATGCGGGTAATCATAATTTACTTCATAATTTAAAGAGCCCACCGAGTAGTTTCTGCGTGAGGGCGCAGAGAAGGTCGTGGGAATGTTATCAAAAACACATGACGACTCACTACTCGGTGGGTACTCTATTTATCCTAGACTAACGAGAAACTATATGAACTGTTCTTCTGCCATGCCACCTGTTTCTTCATGTCGAATCTTACAAGATCATTTCTATCTTGAAGTTTTCGAAGACCCGGAAGCATACCGTAAAACACAATTAGTTTATCGAATTCTTTTTTCGACATACCAGTGAAGGTACATACAGCATTTCGCCATTCCATGAACTCTTTATAAATCTTTCTCGCTGCATCCTGAAAACCTTTTTCCTTATCAGCAGCAGTGTTAAGAGGAAGATACGCAACAAGTCGCTGCTCCCTCGGGAGGTCATTGTCGTCTTCGGGAATTGCTCTTTTGATGGCGTTGTTGAAATTTTTATCCCATGTGGTCGTGGGCAAAATCCTATATTCGCCCGCAGACTTCGACTCGGGAAAAACGTCTGGGCCCCAGGCCTTGTAATCCCAGTTTTCCAGTAATTCATGCGGTTTGGCACCTGCCCGAGTCGGACCATATGCAAGCGCACAACTTGTACCAATATCAGAACGAACAGATTCGATCGCCTTTACGAGAGTTTCGTTTTTAAATCTAGCTGTTTGATTGATACGCACAGCTCGGTTCATCATTTCGACATCATCTGTTGGGTCAACCACATAAGTCTGTGGATATGATTCTTCATCACACTGTTGTCTTAGTGCAAACTCCAAGTCTTCTCTCTTACAAGATTCATGAAGTTGGGGTGGTTGTTGGAAAATTTGACCAGCCTCGATTGCTGCAACCTTCTGATCTTTGATTGAGATGCCATCTGCAAATTTAAATCGTGCGACAATGATATTTGTTATCTTCAGTGAATTTATAATTTGAAGTCGAGTGTTTCCAGTTTCCACTGAAGATAAACCTTCATACGTCGAGATGCACGGGGGGAAGTGAAACACCTTCCATCCGTTTCTTCGAATTTCACTACGCAGTGCATCATAGTTCTCACTGACACCGGACACCCGATGCTTCTGATGAACGACATTTGCGTTCATTAGATCGGAAACCTCCACAAGTTCGAACTTATCAAATTCCATAAGTCCGTCCTTGGTGAGCGCGTTATCGAAATACTGCGGTTCCGCTTGCTTCCAAAAATCGATGTTGTTGTTGTAGTGCTCGAGAATCGATTCATCGAACCGGTTATTTGGTAGGTCTTCTAACTTAATAACCATTTCTGTTGAGTTTGTCATTATACAAACTCCTTTCTGGGTTTTACCCCGTTTGAGTAACGTGAGAAGTATTAGTCCTCACATGATTAAATTATTTATTAGAAAAACACTATAAAACAAGTGGTTTTCGGTAAACTCCCCGAGCTGGACTCGAACCAGCAACCTAGCGGTTAACAGCCGCTCGCTCTACCAATTGAGCTATCAGGGAAAAGCACTACCCTCCGAAGGAACATGCCTGATAGGATTCGAACCTATGACCTACGGATTAGAAGTCCGTTGCTCTATCCAACTGAGCTACAGGCACAGAAAATGTTGATAGTAAACGCTACCGGATCTTGCGACCACTACCCGAACGTGCAGTACGGGAAGGAGCGTTACCCTTCTTCTTCTTTGACTTGCGTGGACTTCCCACCTTCATCATGTTGTTAACGTGCTTCGACTGTGCTGAGGTTTTTGCTGCCATGTGTATAATCCTTTCGTGTTATATTATACATCACACTACGAATAAGTCAAGCTCCAATGAAAAACTCCCCGGAAAAGTCCGGGGAGTCTTTCGTGAACTGTGTTTATATTCAACCTCCACCACCGGGGACACCGGAAGGCGCAAATCCAAAGATTGGTCTGGGTTTGTTAGGATCAATCGTTCCAGTTGCACCCTGATCTGCTGCTTCGTAATCAGCAACGAATCGGATATCACTTGGTAGTCTAACGAATCCACCCTCAGTAATTACCTTAAGGCCTTGTGCTTCGGTTGGGTGCGAAACGCCTGGTCCAACCTTTGCATTCTTAAAGTTACTTCCGTCGCCTCGAACACCAAGATCGAGAGAAGACTTGGTATAGATACTTCCCTTATTGAAAGTGACTCTGTTGGTGTCGGTAAGACTAGTTCTGTAAGATTCATCACCGAAGGCTCGATGAGTTGAGGACTCGCCTAGATCACCCCGTCCATCCATATAGATGAGGTAATCTCCGAGTGCCACTTTACCCGCTTCTAATTGAAGGTTTTCACAAGTAAATCCGCCGGTTTCACCCAACCCGTCGATTAAGAACAAGTTGTTCGATCCAACCACATCATATCCCTCGTAAGTTCTGCCTTCCGATGGACTGTTTATTGGGTCAAAGGAGAAGAAGGATTCATTTGCGTTGATCACAGCCCTATATGTGTTACCATCGGGATCTTCGCGGAGGAATAAGTTGGTGATCGAGTAAAGTTGTGTATTCGTATCACCTGAAATTCCCCCTAACCCGAATGTAATGGGTCTATGATTACCGTAAGCCTGACCAGCATTTGCTGGGAAACCTCCCAGCGATTGACTACGATTAAATTCATTTCTCTGTGGGTAAAGATAGAAATTAGTGTAAATACCACTTATCTTTGTTCGTCCCGGTCTATACTCAGAGTTGATGATTACATTCGGAACAGTCCCTTTGGGATGAAGTACAAGTCTAGAGATATAGTATTTTCCGATGATCGAGTCGGCCACCCGAGGTTCATAGTTTGTCCGGGTGAAGTCACCAAGTGAAAGGGTATCCGTAATCGTAAAATCCTTGTCGGTGCCGAAGTGTCCGTCGTAACCGAGGTCGTCAGATAAAGCTTCAAAGGTGAGTATGGACTTGTTAGCCTCAGCTTGACGATCATCGTTGACGTTCACAAACCTGAACGGAAGATCTCGGACTCCAGATACAACCTGTTCGTATGTTCCACCCTGCAACTGAACAGAAAGTCGGGTTCCTCTTAATGAACAAAAATCAACTTGACTATCGATGAGGTTGATCGAGAATGGAGCATTGGGGTTTGCAATTACTGTTTCAGCGAGAATTCTCAAACCACTAGCAGTGTTCCCAATACCAAAGGTAACTCCATCGGTGCCCGGTCCGACTCGTCCCTGACTGTCGATCCAACCATTGTTATTCTGTCCCGATAGTAAGTATCTAAAACCATCGTACATTCCAATGAATCCCGCTTGGTGATCGGTTCTAAAGAAATCACCATCATCGTTGGAGCAATTGTTACCTCCAAGGGAGTTACCACCCTGTCCCATCTCGACGATTCCCGCTAGGAATGTGCCTGAGGCGTGGAATTGAGTGTGATCAGCACCAGAACAGTTACCAAAAGAGTAACCATAGTTCCGGTCTACGACTAAAGACTTAAGTTTGTCGGAAGTGTTACCGGCACCGATCCATCCCTTTCCGTCGTTTTCTCCCCAAAAACCACCGAATAGACATGGTGTTAGAGGAAGCGAATATGTAATTCCATTTGTGTTGTTGATACATTCAAATCTTACATGATCGCCGCCACCGGGAGGTCTTGATGCCGGTGCGAGGTGAAAGTCTCCGGTGCTACCACCATCCCAGTCACCAGACCCACCAGAACCACCATCAGCGAAAGTAATTCCTTCTCTTCTAACTAACCAGTTTTCTTTTCTATTCCAAACGTAAGCAAGACGATCCCGTTCTGGAGTGTTTGTATTTATGTTATTAGCTTGATTTCCGGAAATATAATTTCCTCGCCAAAAATATGAGTCTGCCATTGTTTTTTCCCTCTTGTGATTTGACTTTTAAGTGAACAACTACTTCAGTCCAATCTATATATAAAAAAAGAGTCCTTTTTAGGACTCTTTCTTCTTCTTAGAAGAGGGCTTCTTCTTTTTTTTACCGAAAATTTTCTCGTAGTTTTCTCGGTACTTTTCCATGTCTACCGGTCGATATTTGTCACCTTTACCGGCACCATGTTGTCCACTCATTCCTTGTCAATCCAAGGACAACTGGGGCCGAGAAGAAGCAGAGTCGGAACCCAGAGACCGATGAAGATACCAAGAATCTGATCGGTCTGGTAGACGTAAACAGAGTAGAAAATGGAAAGAATTGCCAGGACATAAAAGATCTTCGAGATCATACCAAAAAAGTTACTCATCACATTGTTCTCCAAAATCGAGTAAGAAAAAGCGGGCGGAGAGATTCGAACTCCCATTTCAAGGTTGGACACCTTGAGTAATGCCGTTATACGACACCCGCGAAAGGCGGGAGTGGGTTATTGCTCAAACACCTACATCGGTGACCCACACTCCTGCCAGAGTTATTTATTCGTTCGCAAGGCTAGATTCCCCACCTAGCACCTCTGACTCAACCATAATGTAGAAGACACTTGGAGTCAGACCGTCACGCAACCATCTCGGTATAGTTCTTCGAGATCGAGCGAACGAGTGGTTCAATGGGACTCAGGATTCATGTATACCTGAACCTTTCGAGTGACTGTACATGATGCGTAGTACTCTACTCAGACCATCCTGCCCACCCCGCTAAGGGTCATCCATACAAGCATTTCTGCATCATACAGATAGGTCGCTAAACCATTCAGGAGTTGCACTATCCCCAGTCAGGAGGATTATTATGCGAGTCCCGAAGAGAGGTAATTAGTCTCTCTTCATTTTTTATTCACTTGTCATACGAGTATTATACTCGTTTCTTGACGTTTGTCAAGCCCTAAGATCAATTATTTAGGGAAGAAAAACTGAGGAGGGCCCTGCGGCCCCCCGCAGTCAAAAGGGGAGCTGAATCAAGATTCAGCTGTCGGTGTTGCTGGTGCAAACCGGGGAGGTGAGCATGACCCGCTTCATGAAGTAGCGAGTGCGACCATTGTTGGTCTGCTCGGTGACGATGCGGTAGTTACCGTATCGCTCCACCTGATGGCGGATGGCGGTCATGACCGCACGGAGGTTGACGACGCCAAAACGGCTCTTGGCCTCGGCGGAGGTGATGCCACGCCCGGTGGCCATGTAGTTGAGGACGCGCCTCTTCTGACTAAGAGTCTTCATATGAGATCTCCAATCCAAATGCTCGTTCTTAAAATTATGATACTACTGATCCGAGCAAACCAGAAATATCGACCAAGTTAATTCAGGAAATTCGGTTATCTACTGCGTCGATGTCGGAACGAAGTTCTTCCTTCGTACTGTTAATCTCACGGTAGATATCATCGAGTCGATCATCCTGCCAACGTTCGCTCAATTCGTCCTTGAAGGACTCTGCACGAAAATACTGGGAGAGTGCGATTACACCAAGAGTGATCATCCCGATGGTTTCCGTGTTCGGATCGCCGGTATTGAAACTGTAACCGGTGTACAGAGCGAGAATACCAGATGCTCCGAGTGAAATTTTTTCTTTACCATTCATCATTGTCGTTTGTTTCCTTAACGAATTCTTTAAATGCCTTCAGCAGGGCTCGAACCTGCGACCAGCGGATTAAAAGTCCGATGCTCTACCAACTGAGCTATGAAGGCCAGATGGTGAGGTTGTGGTAGTGACGCGAGAGATACCTCAAAACTTCGTCATCACCGAACCCTTCAGAGTCGGGATCGGAACTCAACCAGTTTAAGTGAACGGTCACACTCTTTAATAATATACTTAACATCATAAATTAGGTGTTTAATGTATTCCATTGGTGTATCCTTTCAAGTGGGTGTCGTTCCGTTTCGGACATGCGTATATTGTAACACATAATTCTTCCCTGTCAAGCCCTTGGAATGATTTTATAGTTATTTTCTTTTGTATAGATAATAATGGAGGATTTTTATCTTATGTCGAGAGAAAACCAAGGCAAAGATTTTGGCAATTTGCCATTTCCCGGACTAACCGGCGACAATGAAGAAGGCAACTTCTATGGTGAGGTTGTTTGCGGGATTACAGGGCCCGGATCTTTTGGTGAGATTGAATCCAGATTCCAGTCAGACTTTAGTCTCTCGTCC